ATAATAATCACTTGAAATTTCACGCCAGTTTCGATTGCCGTTTGTTGAATATTCAAGTTTATCTATTAGATAAATCGGCCCGGGAATATCGATGAAGATTCTATCGCCTTCATTCCCGTCGAAATATTCGATTCTATCCTCGATATGGAAATATTGCATACAATATTCCTCTATCGCTTGCGAAGCCGGAAGGATCAAATTGTCGAGCATCGAATCCTTATTTGAATCCGTAATTTCCATATAGTTTTTCAATTCCGAAAGAGTAACGAGTTTCGCCGCTTCATCAATCGCTTGCGAGGCATCCACAACGCGAAAATGTATTTCTGTGAATGAATCGATATTGTTTATCGCGGCCCGGGCAATCAAGCGCCAGTTTTCTCCGCAAACGGCATCAGCAGCCACATCATAAGATGTTTCATAATGTCCCGTTTCAAGACGAACGGGGAATAATGTGGTTGATACAACAAGCGTATTATTTTCGTCTTTTATCTGATATGTCGGCTCCGTAGCGCCCACATCATCTATTTCAAAATTCTCTGTATGCGCGCCAGCGCCCGGATAGGTGAATGAAACCGTTCCGGCGTAACCCGAGCCGAGAACCTCATTGAGTGCCTGATTCGTATAAATTCCGTAAGAAAGTAATCCGGTTGAAACAATCGCGTTTGTTCTGGCCGCATCGGAATATCCAGTTACAACAACTTGAGTTCCGGTATCTATGATGCTGAAATAATACATGGCAGACAACGGCCACACCCCGCCTTGCAAAAGAGACATTGAAGATATTCTGTTGAAAACATCATTCAATATATCCCATGTATGGAGATAATTGTCCGGGTCAGTCGGCATCCCGCCCGCCGCCGGATCGATGTTATAAAACCACACATCTATCGAAATTGCCTGCCCCTGAATTACCTCTTTCATATTCACATCCCATGAACCGAAAGGTCGTATTGTTGTAAATGCGGCCTTTCCGGGTTTTTCAAGTCGTCTGTATAATCATACCATTTTTTCTTTTTAAGATTGTATGAACAAACAAAAACTTTCATGTTTTTTTGAACCAGCATTATTTCCCTTGCCAGATAGGGTTCTGTTTTTCCTATTGTCGCCGCTCCTACAAAATGAATTGCGAAGCCACGGAATTGATTTGCCGCGATTCTCATTGTATCAGCATTTATATATCGTCCGAACATTCTCACTTCGACAACTTTCCTCTTATATGGAAAATTACGCCACCCGTTATTTCCGTCGAGATCGGCGTAATCTTTTTCGCTGTGTATGCTTCCGTCTAACAGACGAAATTCACACATGGACGTATGTAACTGCAATGATCGGGTCATATTTTCCTTCTTTTCCATAATCCGCATCAGAAGGTAATGCGACCGCCATAGTGAAGGTGAAATCGCCGCCCACTCCCGGTATGAGGGGAATTGTGACGAAAGAAGAAGAACCTGTTAAAGCATTGGGATTGCCGCTACCGGCATGGCCTGTTTCTTTCCTTGCCCAGCCGACAGCAGGCGGCGTATTCACCGTTTCATTTCCAGATGCAAAGCATTTCATCAAGCCGGTAAAATTCGTTTCCTCTGTGCCGGCCAGCATTGCAATGTCCCAACTATCGAAATCCGTATTGTCGTATGCCGAAATTACAGGAGCGGAGAGAAGCGCGGTATCGAAAGTGATCTTGAAAACCTTTCCTGATTGAACAGGGGCCGATGGTTTTTTCCAGTTCGTTACCTTCACGCCGCCGCTCATTACTTCCGGGCCGATCCAAACTTCTTCATTCCACACATATCCGGCATCCGGCCTGATAACCGGCTGCGCTAAATTAGGCACCGAGCCAGCGCCGGTGAAATGGATTTTCTTTGTATCGTCAATCTCGAACCAGACCGGCGCTACATCACTTCCTGTATTGGCATACCACTTTACGATCATTCCGCTTCCTCCTGTGCTTTCACCGTCAGACACGCCCCGGCATCGAATTTTGAAGGAGTTGCGGGTCGAACCTTTTCCTTTATATCGTCAAGGTTTTTCGGCCCGTCATATTCGATCTGTTCGGGATTTTCCACAACCTTTTCTTTTCTCGCAACCCGCAGAACTTTCAACGGGTTTTGGAAAATCTTTCGGGCAACCTGTAACATCGGCTGAATTCTTTTCGTTACTTCAACCTGTCGGTTCCCGTTTTTGTCCTTCCCCACTTGAAGAATTCCTTGCGGATTTTTGATATAATGTCCCACTACTCGTTGCTGTTGTTCTTTCACGTTTCACCCCATTTTGTAGAGATAGGGGAGAGGGCCTTAAACCCTCTCCCCGTATTCTCCTATTCGCTTCTCCTTTACGGAGCAATGCTGTTTCAATCCACGTCCTTTTTACGGGGCGATGCTGAAAGGCGGCACTACTGCCGTATTGAGAAGAACGACCTGTTCGGGATTCAGCAGTTTCACGTCGTAGTCCGAGCAACCGCCGATTCCGACGAACATTCCGTAGTTGGTTATTTCCTGTACCAACTGCGGGTCTTGCTTGCGCGCGATCACGAACGCGCGAGGCCCGATCACCGGGGATGAATAGCCGTAAGACACGCCGTAAGCGAAGGCCGCTGTCGGCGCCACGGTTCCCCCTACCGGAACATCGAACTTGACTATTCCGTTGTGATGATCGATCAGAGTGATCTTCGCCCCTGCATCCGACGGGTCAAGAGTGATGAGGATGTCGGTTGCGGGGCCGCCGGCGCTCTGGTATCGCGGAACGATACACTTTTGTCTCTGCGCGTATGTTCCGTTGCGCGAGAAAAGCCATGTGTCGTTCGGCGTCGTGGCGCCGTCATACGGAACCATGTCCTGCGTGGCGATGTTGGTGAGCGCGCCGCCGGCGTAGAACGGCACGCCGGTTGACTTCACGAATCGCAACCCGGCCCATTCGACGAGTTCGCCGCGGAATATGGCCGGAGCCGCGTTCCTTTTCACCACGTCGAACCAGTCCACGTCTTTTTGCAGATGGTACGCCTGATAGGGATGGATCAGGCAGACGAGCGTTTCGCCCTGAAAGAACGCCCAGTCGTTGATCTCTGTTTCGATCTCGTACCGAAGTTTCGCCTGCATCGCGTAGTCTGTGCTGAAAAGGTCGGTTGCCGGGTTCAGTGCAACCCATGAATTTTGTCCGACGATGTGATCGCTCACGTTCAGACACTCGAAACAGTCCATGTCCATCTTCAACTGGAAGGCGTAGGCCAGCCCTTCCGTTGCATCGCTCATGCGGCCGACAAATGATCTGCTCATGGCCTTTTTCGTGAACTTCACGGCCTTGAACTTCATTGTCGGAATGAGTTCGATGAGTTCTTTGGACTCGAAGGCGGTTTCGATACCGTCCGTCGTGTTGTTCCAGCGGGTTTCGGCGCCGCGGGCCGCCTGACCAGCCGGCCCGGTGCGTTCTAAATCTTCCGCGGGGCCGATGTCGGTCATTTTGCTGATCTTCACGGTGTCGCCCGGGCGCCCGTAAAGCTCATCGTTCATTACCGCAAACTGCGGCATCTTCACGATCCGATTGTAGTTCTTTTCCAACTGAGGCGACCAGATAATCGGAATCGTGGCGTCGAGCGTAACGGTTGTGGTGAGAGCCTTTAGTTCGGCCTCGTCCATTCCGTTGACTTTCAGAAGTTTGTCCCAATCCATTTTCGGAATCCTCCCTTATTGAGTTATTTCAAGCTGGATGCGCCTGAAACGCCGGGACGATCCGGCATGGATTTTGCGATCTGCTCGTAGGCCGCCGCGGAGAAGTCTTCGAGCTTGCGCTGAATGTGCCGCGGAAAATCCTTCATGGATTTATCGCCGCACTGCAACGCCTTGAGCGCCTTCACGACCTCCGGGTCTTCATTCCCGCTACCCGGGGCGCCCTCACCGCCCTTTTTGGTTTTCAGGCCGGCCATGAAGGGTTCCATCACTTTGTTTACCGCCTGTGCTATCCTGTCGTCAAGTGACTTCGCCGCTTCCTCTGCCGCCTTTTTCGCCGCTTCTTCATCGCACGCCTTTTTCGTGGCGTCCGTTTCGCTGACTCCCGCGGCCTTCAATGCTGCCGAAACAGCCGCGTTTATCTGCTCCTGAACTTTCTGGTCGGCCGATTTCGCCGCTTCCTCTGCCTTCTGATCCTGAATGGATTTTACGGCAGCGGAAAACGGTTCAAGGGTCGATTTCAAACTCGCACAGATCGCTTCTGTGAGAGCTTTTAATTGAGCTTCGTCCATCTTCTTGACCTCCTGTTCGGTTTTTGATACGACAAGATCGAGGGCATAGGAGTATGTTTCCTCACACGCGGATTTCACAATCGCGTGGCCCTCGATGATAATTACTTCTTCTTCGCCGGATTTCGCCACTTCGATTCCTTTCGGCTTCGCGGCCAGCAATTTTCGTATTGTGGCCTCGCGTGACGGCCCGCCGGAAAAATCCATTCCGCCCCGGGCGCCGTGAGCGGCGTTCCATGCAGCGCGCCATCCATCCTCGAAAACTTTGCCGTGGATTTTATAGGGAAGTTTTCTGGTTTTCCCGTCAGTGGAAATCCAAGCAAAATCGCCGTTGGATAAATCGCCTTCTGTCTGAACGCCATGCTTCTGGAACCATTTCGCCTTCAATGCCGAATCGTTCATCGGTTTTCCCTCCTGCCCGCCGTTCAAACTCTTGTAAATGGCGAGAACTTCTTCGCGGTCGGGATAATCTTCTTGTATCGCGCAGTCAGTCTCGATTGTAACCGCTGTATCCCAATCGACAGACTTTGCAGCAACCCGGAGAGGATTATTCAGAGTTCTGCCATTCACAGGCCTTGTTGTAACGGCGAAATGCCATAACTCGATCTTGTCGAAAACTCTTACTATGCGACCATCGGGAAGAACTTCATTATGCCATTCTATCGGCTTGCCACCCCATGACAAACCGAGTTTCTTCCCCTTCTTTTCAATCGCAGTAAAGAGATCGCGGCTTTTCGAGTTATCCATGTCGAGTTTTAATGTAGGAAATATTTGACCCGACGTTGTGATTTTGGCGTCCACGGCATAGCCGAGTTCATCATCCCACTCAGGTTTGTCCGTGATTATTGTACCGCCTCGATCCCAATGTCGCGGGATAAGAGGAATATGTTTCTCTTGAATCTGCTGTTTCATATCCTTTATTCCTTCAAGAGAAAGGCGTTCGATTCTGTTTACTTTCGGATCGAAATCGGATTCGGCATCGCCCCCAAGTCCCTGAATATAAACATTGCCATCCTCATCCTTATATGCCTTGAGAATCGGCATTGTTATTACAAAATGATCGGCCATAAAACCCCCAATTATTGCCAGTTCTGATCGACGCCTCGGTCAGTTTGTTTCTGTGTTGTTCTCTTGAATTTATCTGTGATTATCTGTTCGCTTGTTTTATCCTTGTTTTTATTTATATCAATTACTTCCGCCGGCTGAACCTTTCCCGTCAAAACATCTTCAACCCTCAATACATTATTACCCGAAATTATGAACGGTTTGTCGCCGTAATTCTCCGGGTATCTTTCAAGTGTTTCGTCAATCATATCGCGGTATTCATTAAGAGTTATTGCCCCGCGGCCCAATGCCATACTTCCCGCGCGCACGCGCGTATCGAGCGTTTCATCCTTTTTCGTAACATATTCAAGCGCCAGATCGTCGCCCCCGGCCTGCCGAACTATTCCCACTGTAAATACGTCCTGTAATATCAACATTCGCGGTATGATTGCCGACCTTTGCGTAATCAGATCATCCATTTCAGCGGTTCCGGCGCTTCCCTTATTTGATGACATCCCTATATCGCGGACATTTAATTGAAAACAACTCGCTACCACTTCCGCCAGCGCATATAACAACTCCGGGTAATCCATGTCTGTTTTATCGCGCAGGCTCAAATACTGCGGTGCTATATCGCCCCCGGAAGTGAACATCGGCCGCGCCGGATCGCTCTGTCGGAATATCGCATATCGTGTTTCAAATTCTTTTCTAACCGTCGTGTTTACATTGCCTAAATATACTATTCCACCGCCCTTTTCACTGTTCGGATGAACGAGTTTCAAATTATGCTGACTTGCATAAATACTCATCAGAATAATCATATCGAGAACTTCGAGTGGAGCAAAACCATAGAAGCCGCCGGCCTGTGGATTCAGATTCGCCCACGTCAATTCATCGGCCCGGTATTCGTTCACTTTTGTTTCAAGCATCATGGAATCGAATTCAAAATAAGACGGAAGTGAAAGATCGCCCTGAAAATTCTTCGGATTCGGGCGCATTTTGCTTGATTCAATAACTGCCCACTGACGTATCCCGCCAGCCGGATATATTTCCTTTTCAAATGTCCCCAAATCTCGTTCGAGGAGATTTTCGAGGAACATCGAAAGCTGCATCCGATATGTATGATTAAACTGATTTGGCCCTTGAAGTAATTTTATTACCCTGTCTGCCCTTTTCTGCGAAAAGTTATTATGGCGTTTCGATCCATCCGTTCTAACTATTTTAAATGGGAATGAGAGCGCCCGGTTTTTTAGAAAATCGATACAGCTATTCGCCGCCGGCATCGACATTCTCAAAAATCGTAATTGTTGAAATGAGAGTTTTTTGCGCGGCCTCAATCCCATATTTTCAGAAAATATGAAAGGATCGAGTTCAATATCGGGAAGGCGGCGCCGTAATCCATCAGCCGGAGAAGCATTGTATAAATCCTGTCGGTAAACCCTGATGGTTCCGCTGGTGGGATCATACTTCCCATTAACCGGTATGGACGCC